AAATCATTTTGGAAACGCCTCTTTGGCTAAAGAAAGAACCAATTGAAAAAGAATTGACGAAAGCTGAACGCATCAAGAAAGACCATGCAAGGGTAGCACAGGAATTAGGCAGTGTATCTAAAGACCTTGATACTGCACAAGAACGCATTGAAAAGCTAAAAGCACAGTTACAAGAACGCATTGATGCGGTGCGTGCAATTCGTGATGGTGGATTTGGTACTATTCCAAAATACATGGAACGTGCTAAAAGAGAATTAGGTGATTTGACATTATCTCAAGCAAGCCAGTACAAGAAATACCAAAATCAAGCAGTACGAGATGGCAAGAAAGCAGATAGTGCATTAGCTACTGGTAAAGTAGATGAAGCATTACAAGCCAAACAATCTCAAATGCTTAATCAAGCAAGAGCAAGAGTAGCATTTGAAAATTCAAAAGCTATTAAGAAACTACGTACTAAACTATTAGACCAATTAGGCAGAATTACACGAAGTCAAAATCCTATCATGATTGAGCCTAACATGCGTTATTTCTATACGCATATGGCATATCAAATGGGATTGACTAAGTATGATGGATTAAAACCTGTTGATGGCTTTGACATGATGTCAGTTATTAAAGCATTAGATGCAGATGCTGACATTATGGGCGATAAAGAAGCGACTGTACAACTTGAAGATTGGGTAAAAGAAATGTTTAACGCTGAAGAGCCTGCATCCTTTGCTAGCCTTAAAATGAGCCAACTTCTAGCATTAGAGGAACTCATGACAGGTATGTACAAAAGCGGTAGAACTCAATATGAGGGAAGCACGCTAATTGATGAAAAAGGGAATAACGTTTCATTCGATGAAGCTATATTCCAAATCATTGATAAGGCAGCCGAAACATTTGGTAGAGATAATGGAAATGTATTCAATGAGTTGAACAACCGCAGCCGTGCAGATGCATTGTCTAATACATTGAATAACTTTAACTTATCATTATTGAAAGCCGAAACATTCTTGCGCAGGTTAGATGGTGGAAAGAATGGCCCTGCAGTTAGATATATTTACGAGCCAATTAATAAAGCTACTCAGAAATTTAACGAGTACAAAGAAAAATCAATGTATAGATTGGCCAGAGATGTAAAAGCAGTATATTCCAAGAAACAACTCTTTGATGTTCGCAATGATCATCTATATAACGTAGGCGAATTACGCAACGTTACTAAAGAGCAAATCATCATGCTTGCATTGAATTGGGGTACAGAAAAGAATAGACAACGTGCATTGGGAACTATCCAAAGTAATGAAGTAGAAATGGAACGAGCATTCCAAGAATACATGACCGATAAGGACTGGGAATTTGTTATCCGCACATGGGAACATATCAATTCATTCTATGAAGAACGCAGTAAAGTGCAAGAAGAGTTGTATGGTAATCCTTTGAAGAAAGAAAAAGGTATTACATTCACAATTGGCGGTAGAGAAATTCAAGGTCAATATTTCCCTATTGTGTACAATCCTAAAGTAAGTGCTAAAGTATCTGATTTCCAAACAGAGGATATAGCCAAAACGATGATTGCTAGTAATGCAATCTTTGATACTGGTATGGGTGCTACTAAATCACGTTTGGATGTAGTTAAAGGTAAGTCCTTGATGCTTGATTTTGATGTTATCCCTAATGCGATTACAGAGGCTATTAATCATGTTACTATCCGTAAGGCTGTAACCGATGTAAATAAGTTAGTTGGTAATAGCCGTTTCCAAGAATATATCGTTGATAAATTCGGTATGGAAACATATCAATTCTTGCGAACTTGGGTTCGTGATAACTGGAAAGATGAAGCAGCGAAACTTGATGCATGGGGTAGATTGGTTATGACACTCAAGAAAAATACCTCTACCGCAGTTATGGCTGGCCGTGTATCCGTAGCATTACAAAATGCGTTGAACATTCCTGTTGCCATGTATCGTATTGGTGTAGGAAATACATTAAAAGCAATTAGTGATGCAGGTATTGGGTTCTATGGTGTAGGTACAACCAAGTACAACGCAACACGTGATTTTGTTTTAGGTCAATCAATCTTTATGAGGGAACGTGTTCAAACCCTAGATAAGGATTTGAAACAAGGTTTATCTATTGATGGTAAAGGCTTACGCATAGGTGATACTAACATAGGTGGTTATAAAACCGAACAACTAGCTAATATCCGTGATGATATTAACCAAATGGGATTTAGGCTTTTAACAGAAACTGATTTCGCATTGTCTATTCCTATATGGAAATTTGCATACGATAAGAAAGTACTTGAATTACAAAGCGTTGAGGGAGTAACGGCAGAATTTGTAGAACAGGAAGCTATTAGTGCTGGCGATAGAGCCGTAAGAGATATATTTGGTAGCGGCGATACAAAAGACAGTGCAGGTATCCAACGTTCAAGAAATGCACTCACTCAACTATTTGTACCATTCTATTCATACGCTAATACTTTGTACAATATCATCGCTGAGGGTAACTATGCACGGAAAGACCAAGGCAATTATGGACAATTCGTGCGGATGCTATGGTGGACATTAACGGCACAAGCACTAGGCATGATGGTGTACAAGGCTATGACAAATGGAGACGATGACAAGCCAGAAGATTTAGTTAAATCCTTTGGGGAAGAATTGGTATCACAAGCTACTATGGGTGTACCTATTGTGCGTGATATATCCAATATGGCGATGAAGTACATTCTAGGTGAAAAGGTATTCAATAAAGGGAATACAGTAATGGCCGCATCAATCGTTGAAAAACTATATGATGTAGGCAGTGCAATTGTATCGCCTAATAAAGGTGCTATGGATGTAGGTAGAAGCCTATCACAAGTATCTAACCGAATTACAGGGTTCAGTGATACTGTAACAGATGGACTATGGACATTAGCTAAATTTGCACTAACGGACACGGATGCAAAACTAGAAGATGTCATTATGGCTATCATGTTTGATAGACGATTGAAAGATAAAAAATCTAAGAAGAAAGATAAACATTAATAAATAAGGACTACTCAATTATGGGTAGTCCTGTTTAATTAGAAAGGGGAACAAATATGATACCAGAGGTCAATAAACCTAGTGTAGTTTATCAATGTGATGGAGTAAATAAAAAATGGATATGGCCGTATGACTTTTACATGATTGAAGATATAGCCTTAATCATGGTGGATGCAGACGGCACAGAAAGCGTACAAACAGGCAATATCGATTATGACAAAGAAAACAAAACTTTAACATATCCTGCTGATGGTGATCCATTAGACAATACGCACAAGATTATTCTTGAACGTAGAACACCAATTAAACAAGATACAGATTTACCTGATGAGTACCCTTTCCAAAATATCGAACACATGACAGATAAGGTTACGTTGATATTACAAGAAATGCAGGAGAAGATGAACAGAGCCTTATTAATCCGTGTAGGTAGTGATGAGGATGCAACCACAGTTGCTCGTAAGATTGTAGATACATCGACAAAGGCAGCAAATGATGCTATCAATGCATACGAAAAAATCAAAGCGGAAAGTGATACTATCAATGCTAATGCAGAAACAATAAAGACATTAGGTGGTGAAATCACAGAATTAAGCCGTACAGTTGATGATAAACTAGCGACTAGCAATACCGCACTTGATACATCTAGTGCTAATGTAGTAAAAGCAGAAAAGCTAGTAGCGGATGCAAAAGCATATGCAGGACAAACAACTGTTGATAAGCGTGATATTAATGAGTTGGTGAGCCAAGCACGCACGTTAAAAACTGACATTGATAACAAACAAACATCAATCGCAAGTAACGCAATTAAAGCAACAGATGCGGCGAAACGTGCAGAAGTCGCAGCTAGTAAAGCGGAACAAATCGCCTTGCCTAATGGCGGTGGGTTGGTTACAAAAACAGAAGCTGATACAAAGTTTATCCCTAAAGATAGCTTGTACGGCATTGTATCTGTTAAAGACTTTGGGGCGGTTGGTGATGGTGTAGCTGATGATACGGCAGCATTCAAACGTGCTAACGATAATTTGAAAAACAAAATATTGTTAATCCCTAATGGCATCTACAAAATCAATGAGCATATCTCATTTGATACAGTTGATAGTGTTATGGATATGGGTACATATAACGTAATCAAGCCGTTCTATCCTACAGAAACACCAATGTTAAAAGGTGCATCCAACATCGCATTTGTTAAAAACATCCAATATGGTGATGAGGTCAACCAATGTCAAGGCTTCACCTACAACGATAAAAAGAATGTGCTTGTGTTAGCATGCATCAATAGCGATGGTACAAAACAAAACTTGTACGAACTCAATCCAGATACATTTGAAATTGTAGGCACATATAAGTTTAGCGACCCTGACAAAATGGGCCATTGTAACACTTTGTGCTACAACAAATATACGAACAAAATTTACCTTGCCAATGGATTAAAGAATGGTAATAACCTATCTGTATTTAATGCGGATACTATGACATTTGAAAAGACCATCACATTGAACGAGCGTGTATTTAATATCGGATATGATCCTATCACACGAACTTATGTGAGCATTGTACCTATTAGCGGTCAACAACGATTGCGTGAAGTCAACTTGTACAATGATGATTTCAAGAAAATGAAAACATATCAAATTGACTACCAATATGATGATTTCAACAACAATGGGGCATTAATGCTTAACGGATGCATAATGAGTGCAACGCTCGGTAGTTTGGTAGAGTGTACACCATTTGGCTCAGTTAAACAAATCATTGAGATTAACAGAACTACTGAAATTGAAGATATAGCATACTGTAATGGCAAATTCTATTTTGCGGTTTTGACAGAGAAACCTAACAAGCGACATCAAGTCGATATTTATGTAGGCAATCCAAACCGAGATTATCAAAACTCAATCAATACGGCTCGATTGGCAAGCCTAGACTATTTAAAACTCACAGGCGGTAATGTAACAGGTTCAATCGTACTCAATAACAATACATTGTTAGAGGGTAAGAAAACCGATGGACATGGTGTTCGTATTGGTAAAGTATCTACATCTGATGCGGTGGAATTGGGAGACCCTAGCGTACCTGTATACTTAACTGGTACTACCTTGAAACACTATGATGGCACGGATAGTAGCACAGTATTAACTACTAAACATTATGACACGGCTATTTATAGCAAGGCTAAAGCCGATGAAGTATTTGTTAAAAAAGGTGATGCAGGTTCATTTGGTTTTCCATACTCTAAATTAGATACCGCAACAGATTGGAATACACTTACAACGCAAGGGTGCTACGAAATCAATTTCGATGGCGGTGCTAATAATCCACCACGTTCGCATAAGCAAGGTATGCTGATTGTATTTAACTTTGGAGATGGTAAATTAATCGACCACACATTGCACACATTAAATGGTGAAACCTATCATCGTACTTTCATGGCTAATAAATGGGGTTCTTGGGGGAGAGTACAAACATCATTGAATAGTAAGTTGCAGTTATGGAGTGCGAACGGAACAGTAGAGGTAGGGGTTAATGGCTAAACGATTAATATTGGGAACTAATGTTATTCAATTGACAGAAAGCCTTAATGTAGCAGGTGATAAAAATATAGAAATCAAAGCTGATGGCAAAAAATATTACGCTACGCTATGGGAGAAAGGCAAAAGTGTTGTTAATGCTGCTAGTCTTGGGTTGGTAAAAATAGGCACTAACAAATACGGAATATTAACATCGCCAGTTAGAGGGCAACAAGAATCACATGAGTTTTTTCCTAGTTTTACTGGTGGCACAACGCAAGAACGTAAAACATTATTTTTACAAAAAGGGAGTTACGATCTGTTTCTTGGCACTTATGTTGGTCGTGGTGGTAGTGATAGAGCAACATTTAATGTATCAGACAATCAAGGGGAGTTTGTAACTGTAATCGTAGATTTAGAACGCAATGTAAAAGCAACGTTTACTGTAATAGGGAATAATTCACGGATAACACGAGATAAAAGTTTTGACGGAATGACACAATATATTTCCGTAAGTTTTGTGTTATCAGAAAGAGACGAGGGAGACGAATAGTGGTAGAAATCTTTATTCCGATATTTAACGAGGTGTTTAACGTGAGTGAGGCGGTACGCATATCATTGGCTATATTCACAACAGTTATTCTTGTGTTTATAGATACAATATTACGAGTGTTGGTTGAAGCTAGAAATTACAATTTGGCTACAAAGAGAGAAGTAACAATCAAAAATACTATACTAGCTATCCTATGGAGAGGTTGGGCGGTAGTAGAAATTAACGGAAAACCTAAACGATTTTTAGTATCTGGTAAGCTACGAGCGGATATGACTAAGAAATTAGTCAAATCCTATCCGTGGCTTTTTTTATTAGCGTTTATTCTGTTAACATTGCCTGATGTAGTAGTACCTGTATTAGGCCGTGTTGATGTATTCCTATGCACATTGTTGTATTTGATACCTATATTTATCGAATTAGCATCGTGTGTAGAAAACATGATAGAACTCGAATTAGTAGAAACGAGGTGGTTCAAACGTGCGATAGGGCTATTTAAACAAGTGATTGATTTCGTTAAATCGGTAAAGGAAGCGATTAAATGATTGAAAAAATAAGTATACGAGAAGTACTGACAATCATCATATTAGGAACTGTAAATATAATGGCTATCCTATATGGTTACAACGAGTTGGCGATGAGCATATCGTCAGGCTTGGTTGGATACCTAGGCGGACGTGAAAGTAATAGAAAGGAGCAACAAAAATGGAATTAGGCAGATTAAGTGCGGTATATGAAAGTAATGGAGACCCTGCTTGTGTATCAAGTGGGGTTAATGATGCAGGTGGTATTTCTTATGGAACATATCAATTAGCTAGTAATTGCGGTAGCGTTGGTGAATTTCTAGGTTGGGGGTTACGGCAAGGTGGGTACTACACCGACTACGCAAGAGCATTGGTAGATAGTGGCGAAATCAATAGTGATGAGTTTATCGACCAATGGAAAGAACTGGGATCTATTGATAGACAAGGATTTGCAAAAATGCAACATGACTACATCAAGGCTAAATACTATGATGTAGCGTGTAAATTATTACAAGATAATCTATTCCATGTGGATAAACACTCCGATACATTGAAAGATGTGATATGGAGTAGAACAGTACAATATGGTGTAGGTAACATCGTTGATATGTTTCACGATGCATTGAAGTTAATGGAAAAGGCCTTGAATTTAGAATTGCCTAATCTATCCTATGTTGATGATAAGCGGTTCGACTATGACATCATCGCTTGCATCTATGATGTATGTATGACTACTGCATGGAATAATAGCGTGTTGCGTGATAATTTGAACGAGCGTTTTGCAGATGAAAAGTTTAGAGCGTTGGAAATGCTACAAAATGAATTAAATGAGGTGTAAGCCATGTTAATTAGGAAGTTGGTACAAACTATCAAGGAACACTACAAAATAGCCGTAGCGATTGCCCTATGCGTTTTTATCGCTATTGTAGGTGTAGTAATATATCATTACAAACATAAGCAGATAGAAAAACCTGTAGTCATTACACAGGAACAGGCTAAATCACCTACAGAATTTTCAAAATCAATTCATGTTACAGAACAAGAAGCACAGGAAGTTATTTCCAAAAAGGAAAGAACTCAACCGATAGCAACATACTACACGCAAGCACCGACAGTTGAAGTTGCAGCAGAACAGGTGAAACAGGATATTGCACATAGCAACCCTAATGTACCTAAAGCTGTTACTGAAAAATCTGATAGAACAGCCGTAGTTGCTAACACCGATGAACAAAAAGTCGATGTGTACAAAATCAATCTAAACAAAGGACACAAGATAAAAGCTGGTGTTACTTTGATAGATAATAAAGCCTATGAAACTATAGGATATCAAGCTGGTAAGTTTGAAGTGTTAACACATTTCAATGGACAACATTTAGAGGGCGCTAGCGCACTTTACACAGTAAAGGAATGGTGATCTAAATATCTCCGAATTGCACGGATTGCAACAATCAACTGTTAATTGACAGTTGGA